AAATTGCAAAACAAATCAATAACATAAACAATGAAATTTCTAGCAACAACATTAAAATTTCTCAATTTAATAAGCAATCAAAAGAACTTGAATATGAAATTCAAGAGATTGCCGATGGAATTAAAAACACAAATACTGAGAGGAATAAGTTAAAGAAACTTCAAACAGAATTGAAAGAAATTGGTGATTCAAAATCTAAGTATAAAGAAGATGTCTCCTATTTTGAGTTTGTTGCTTCTATGTTGAAGGATGGAGGCATTAAATCAAAGGTCATTAAAAAATATCTTCCATTGATGAATGCCCAAATCAACAAGTATTTGAATTTGATGGATTTTTATATTAATTTTTCTTTTGATGAAGAATTTAAGGAAAATTTGAAGTCACCAATTCACGAAGACTTTACTTATGAATCTTTCAGTGAAGGTGAAAAAATGAGAATAAATCTTGCTATTCTTTTTACTTGGAGAGAAATTGCAAGAATGAAGAATTCTGCAAATACAAATCTTCTAATTCTTGATGAAGTATTTGATAGTTCTTTAGATGGAAATGGAATTGACTACTTTAGTAAAATAATCAGATATATGCTAAAAGATACAAATGTATTTGTAATTTCCCATAAAACAGATGAAATGATGGATGCATTTGACGACGTAATCAAGTTTGAGAAAGTTAAGGGATTTAGCAAAATTGCCTCTTGACTGTTCTGAAAAACCTGGTATACTTAAAACGGACCCTTAATAATGATGTTGAAGTGGAAGAAAACTTTTTGAATTTGAGTTATGGTGATAACACCCTCCCATCCCAAGAGTTTTGGTACAATGACGGAATTAGTCTTACTGGAAATCCCCACCATTCTCCTGATACAATTACATTTAATATGAATACTGATAGTAATAAAAACGGATTTTGGAAATACAATGAAGACAAAATCCTCAAACAACTTGAGGAATACCTTGCAAGTACTTATAGTCAACACTATGTTGACCGAACTGGTGGTGGAAAAGAGCAGACTCTAGACAAAATCAAACACAATCGTCGTGAAGGATTTTGTGCTGGTAATGTGACCAAGTACATTGACCGATATGATACAAAGGGTACTCCCAGACAGGACTTGTTTAAAGTCCTTCATTATACTATGCTCTTAATTAATCATCTGAACCTTATTGAAAACAAGTGAATTGATACCTTATATGAAACTTTCTCCTGAGACTATTACAACACTTAAGAACTTTGCTTCTATTAACCAATCCATCTTGGTTAAGAATGGTTCTAAACTTCGCACAATTAGTGTGATGAAGAACATTCTTGCCGAAGCAGAAGTTAAGGAAACTTTTCCTAAGGACTTCGCAATTTATGACCTTAACCAGTTTCTAAATGGTTTGAGTCTTCATCAAGACCCTGACCTTGATTTTTCTAATGACACTCATCTCATTATCCGAGAAGGAAAACGTAGGGTAAAATATTTCTTTGCTGACCCAGAAGTTATTGTGACACCACCTGATAAGGAACTTGAACTTCCCTCTCAGGATGTTTGTTTCCAATTGGAGCACTCTCAACTTGATAAACTGATTAAAGCATCTGCTGTTTATCAACTTCCAGACCTTTCAGCAGTTGGTGAAGCAGGTGTGGTGAAACTCGTTGTTCGTGATAAAAAGAACGACACATCTAACGAGTTTTCTATTATTGTGGGTGAAACTGATAGTGAGTTTACTTTCAACTTCAAAGTGGAAAACATTAAGATTATTCCTGGGACTTATGATGTTGTTGTATCCAAGAAACTCCTTTCTAAGTTTACTAATGAAAAATATAATTTGAATTATTATATTGCCCTTGAACCTGACTCTACTTTTTCATAATGGATTTTCTTCTTTATCTAACACCGATTGGAAATCAAATACTTAATAAAATTATTTCTAAAAATTATATTGTTAGGGAAAATGCTCCAATTTGTAGGAATAAAGAATTATTTGGTACTTTAACTAGACCAGATTTTGTAATCTGCACTGATAATATAAAGAATGCTATTAGTCCAGTAAAGCATTATGTAAATGAAACTGTCTATCACGAGGCAGTTCACGTAATTCATTCTTGTAAAGGTGGTCCAATTGGAATTAAAGATATTCAGTTGGACTCTTGGAAATTGAATGATGTTATGCGTTCTTCAAACATAACAAAACAGCATCAAGTCTATGAACTTGAGGCATATTGGTTGGAAGATAAACCAGAGTTGGTTAATGATTACCTACAAAAATTTTGCTTTTAAATTATGAGTCGTGATGAATTTCTTTGGGTTGAAAAGTATAGACCCAAAACAATTGAAGATTGTATTCTCCCAGAGAATATTAAGAAAACATTTAGAGATTTTCTAAATAAGGGTGAAGTACCAAACCTGCTTCTTGCTGGTCCTGCTGGATGTGGTAAGACAACAGTTGCTAAAGCACTGTGCAACGAACTTGGAGTAGATGTTTATGTCATCAATGGATCCGACGAAGGTAGATTCCTCGATACTGTCCGAAACAATGCGAAAAACTTTGCTTCGACCGTATCACTTACGGCAACTGCTAAACACAAAGTCATCATCATTGATGAGGCAGATAACACAACCAACGATGTACAACTCCTCCTACGGGCGTTTACTGAGGAGTTTAGTGGCAACTGCAGATTCATTTTCACCTGCAACTACAAAAACAAAATCATTGAACCTCTTCATTCAAGATGTGCGGTCGTTGAGTTTTCAATTACTTCAAAACAAAAACCAACAATCGCAGCAGGATTCTTCAAAAGACTCCAGCAAATCCTTGAACTGGAAAACATTAAGTTCGATACAAGAGTCCTTGCAGAACTCATCAACAAACACTTCCCAGACTGGAGGAGAGTCCTCAATGAATGCCAAAGGTATTCAGTTAGTGGAGAAATTGATACAGGCATTCTTTCTTCGTTCTCGGAGATAAAAACTGATGACCTGATTAAGAGTCTTAAGGAAAAAAACTTTTCTGAAGTACGTAAGTGGGTTGTCAGCAATCTGGACAATGATTCTGGTGTATTACTGCGTCGTGTTTATGATGCTTGTTACGAATCCCTTGACGGTCCTTCTATTGCTGCTGCCGTTCTTATTGTTGCTAAGTACCAATATCAGGCAGCATTTGTGGCAGACCAAGAAATTAATCTTCTTGCTGCTTTAACTGAAATTATGGTGGAGTGTAAATTTAAATGATTGGCAGAGATGATCTTATGCATCATCGTCTTCAGGCATGGTTGCGTGAGAATAAATCTGATGATTTAGAATATCTTGGATTTTATCCTGATGTTTTGGGTGTTGATAAGCATTGGTATCGTATTGATACCTATGAGGTTACTGTTGATTGTATTGAGGATATTGAATTTTTAGGAGAAATTGAAGTAAATGATTGATTTAAAATTGCTACGTATTACAACTGGTGAAGAAGTAATTGCCGAACTTCTTTCCGAAACAGAAGATACAATTACTATTCAGAATGCCCTTGTAGTTCTTCCTACAAATAATGGTGTAGGATTTGCCCCTTGGGCAACAGTTATTGATCAAGATAAACCAGAAATAGTTTTATCCAAAACTCATATTATATACAAAGTAGAAGTTCAAGAAAATCTTTCTAAAAAATATAATGAGATGTTTGGAAGTAAATTGATTACTCCAAATGAGAAAAAGATAATTCTTTGATAGTTCGTGAAATGGTTGAATTGAAAGATTGGTTAAATTCAATTAACCAAACAAAAAAAAATCTTCTTGATGAAGACCGTACTCTTGAAAAAGAGTATCCCTCATATATTATTAATAAGTGCCTCAGTGGCAGCATTGATTGTATTATGTTTGTTAATGAATTGAATATCAATAACAGACTAGATAAGAAACTTCAATATGATTTTCTTATAAATACTGTGAGAACCAAGAAGAGATTTTCTCCTTGGATAAAAAAAGAAAAAATTAAAGACCTTGAATACGTCAAATCTTACTATGGTTATAGTACGGAAAAGGCAGAGCAAGCGTTGAGGATTCTTTCTGAAGAACAAATTAATTTCATTAAACAAAAACTTGATGTTGGAGGAACAAAATGAGCGTCGTTCAAGAACCTGAAGTGAAGTGGTCACCAGACCAAATGGTGGAAGTTATTCTTAATGAACCAGATGATTTTTTGAAGGTTCGTGAGACTCTTACCAGAATTGGTGTAGCATCACGCAAAGAAAAAAAGATTTATCAATCTTGCCATATTCTGCATAAACAAGGTAAGTATTACCTAGTTCATTTTAAGGAGTTGTTTGCTCTTGATGGCAAACCAGCAAACCTTACGGTGAATGATGTCCAACGTCGCAACAGGATTTCTCAATTACTTGCTGATTGGGGTCTAATTACTATTGTTGATGTTAATAAAATTCAAGATATTGCACCACTCAATCAAATCAAGGTCCTTTCTTATAAGGACAAAGGTGATTGGATTTTGGAAACTAAGTATAATATTGGTGCTAAGAAAAAAAGAGTTGAAGGGGAAACCGAATAATTTTGTAGGGGGGTCAACACCCCCCTTTTTTAATGTCTTATGATATATAATATTAAGGATGCCTTCGGGGTCCACAAAACACAAACTCGCTTTTAAAGGAGCTACTATAATGACTAATCTGATGAAGTATCAGGCTGCGGATCTTCCTGCTTTGCTGGAAAGAATTAATCGCAATACGATTGGTATGGATGAATACTTTGAGCGTATTTTTAAAATTCACGAAACAACTTCTAACTATCCCCCATATAACCTAGTTCAAGTAAGCAACGTAGAATCAAGACTTGAACTTGCACTTGCTGGATTTAAAAAGAAGGAGGTTTATGTCTATACACAAGATGGGAAATTGTTCGTTGAAGGACAAAAAGAAGATAGGGAGTCCGACACCAACTACGTCCATAAGGGATTGGCTCAACGATCTTTCAAGAGAGCGTGGACACTGGCAGACGATACAGAAGTCGCAGATGTATCCTTTGAAGATGGACTCCTCTCTGTCAACCTAAAGAAGATTGTTCCTGACCACCACAAACGCAAAGATTATCTATAAATATAATTGAATATCGTCGGCGCAGGGGAACGACTGGCAAAATCCAGTTGACTTCCCCCTTTTTTCTTGCTATAATTTTTTGAGGTGCTTAAAGTAAATGGCTGTTAAACTTGCGGTTTTAAAATCTGGAGAAGATATTATTGCAGACATTAAGGAATTGGTAGATGATGATGGAAAGGCAGTATCGTTCGTATTCCAAAATCCTTATTCTGTTAAATTGTTGTCTCCACAAACATTGATGGAGCAAACCGAGAATGAAAGGGAGTATAGCGTATCATTTATTCCCTGGATTCCTTTGTCGCACGATACTGATATTGCAGTTGGATTTGATTGGGTAGTTACAATAGTTGAACCAACTGCAATGCTAAAACAATCTTATGAGGAAAGAATGAATGGAAAGTCAAGTGCTAATACTGGTGTTGATGAACAACACATCTCTGATAACGAGGGTTGAAGAAGTATCTTCTGAATTGGGGGAACCAGATTGTAGATTAGTTAAACCCTATCTTATTGATTCTGAATTAAATATTTCTCCTTGGTTAAGTGAATTCACAAATTTAGATGAATTTATGATGAGTTCAGATAAAATTCTGACATTAATTGAACCTAAAAAATCATTACTTGACAAATACTTAGAACTTACGCAATGAGATTTTATACCAACGTCTATGAAAAATTTAATAAAATGTTGGTCCGTGGATATGACAATGGTGAATACTTTCAAATAGAAGAAGATTATCAACCTACTCTATTTGTACCTTCAAAGAAAAAAACAAAATATAGAACGTTGGATGGATATCCAGTAGAACCTATTCATCCTGGAAAGATTTCTGATTGTAAAGAATTTCTAGACAAGTATTCTAAGGTTGAGGGATTTACTGTCTATGGTAATGATAATTATAAAGCACAGTATATCTCAGACAAATATCCGGAAGAAGAAATCAAATTTGATATCACAAAGATTCGATTGTTTACAATTGACATTGAGGTTTCTGCTGAAAGTGGATTCCCAAATGTTTTTGATTGTGCAGAAGAAATTCTAACAATTACTCTTCAGAACTATGCAACAAAGCAGATTGTCTGCTTTGCGAATGCTAGAGAGTATAATAATACTCGTAAGGATGTTGCGTATGTAAAGTGTTCTGATGAAATTGATTTGATTCATCGGTTCCTTGCTTTCTGGCAGCAGAATACTCCAGATGCCATCACTGGATGGAATTGTGAGTTGTATGATATTCCATATATTGCGGGACGTATCGAACGTATTCTGGGGGAGAAGGAAGCACGTCGTCTTTCTCCTTGGGGAAATATTCGCAGGAAAGAACTTGTCATTCAGGGAAGAGAGCAAATCTCTTACGAAATTGCAGGGGTATCTGTGATTGACTATCTTGATTTGTATAAGAAATTTACTTACACAAACCAAGAATCATACCGACTTGACCACATTGCATTTGTGGAACTGGGACAGAAGAAATTGGACCACTCCGAGTTTGATACTTTCCGAGATTTCTATACTAGTAATTGGCAAAAGTTTGTTGATTATAACATCAAAGACGTTGAACTTGTGGACCAATTGGAAGACAAGATGAAACTCATTGAGTTGATTTTGACAATGGCATATGATGCTAAGGTTAACTATAATGATGTGTTCTTTCAGGTAAGAACCTGGGATGCCATTATTTACAATTATCTTAAGAAACGTAATATTGTTATTCCCCCAAAAGATAAATCATCAAAGGATGAAAAATATGCGGGGGCATATGTCAAAGAACCAATTCCTGGGATTTATGATTGGGTTGTCAGTTTTGACCTCAACTCTCTATATCCTCATCTTATTATGCAGTATAATATCTCTCCAGAAACACTTTTAGATGAGAAACATCCACAGGCAACTGTGGATAGAATTCTTCAAGAGCAAATTAACTTTGAACTCTATAAGGATTATGCAGTTTGTGCCAATGGTGCAATGTATCGTAAGGACGTGAAGGGATTCCTTCCCGAATTGATGGAGAAGATGTATGGAGACCGAGTGATCTTCAAAAAGAAAATGATTGAGGCAAAGAAAGCATACGAGAAAACTCCTACCAGAGAGTTGGAAAAGGAGATTGCTCGTTGTAATAATATTCAGATGGCAAAGAAAATTTCTTTGAACTCTGCTTATGGTGCCATTGGAAACCAATATTTTAGATACTATAAATTGGCAAATGCTGAGGCAATTACTTTGTCTGGGCAAGTATCAATCCGTTGGATTGAAGGCAAAATGAATAAGTATCTAAATAAGGTGTTGAAAACTGATGATGTTGATTATGTTATTGCTTCAGATACTGATTCTATCTATCTTAATATGGGTCCTTTGGTGCAATGTGTATACAAAGGAAGAGAGGAGACTCGTGAGAAAATTGTCTCGTTCCTTGATAAGATCTGTAAAATGGAACTTGAGCCTTATATTGAAAGTTCTTACCAAGAATTGGCTGACTATGTGAATGCATATGAGCAGAAGATGCAGATGAAACGGGAAAACATTGCTGATCGTGGAATCTGGACTGCCAAGAAACGATATATTCTTAATGTGTGGGACAGTGAAGGTGTTCGTTATGAACAACCAAAACTAAAGATTATGGGACTGGAAGCAGTTAAATCTTCTACTCCTGCTCCTTGTCGTCAGATGATTAAGGACGCACTTAAACTCATTATGACTAAGACTGAAGATGATATGATTGATTATATTGAACAGTCCCGTAAAGAGTTTACTAATCTTTCAGTGGAGCAAATCTCATTTCCAAGAACTGTGTCTGATGTTGTTAAGCATAAAGCACACGCAACAATTTACGGAAAGGGGACTCCAATTCACGTTCGTGGTGCTCTTTTGTATAATCATTTTATTAAGGAAAAGAAACTTGATAAAAAGTATGCAGCAATTCAGAATGGTGAAAAAATTAAATTTTGCTATTTAAAACTTCCCAATCCAATCCGAGAGAATGTAATCTCTTATATTCAGGAGTT